AAGTGCTAAAAGGTAGTCTATTTGGCTCATTAGTCCATCCAGCCATCATAATAATCGGCGTCTATTCCCTTGCTTTTTAAATACTCCAGCGCTGGCTCTACTGATGAGCTGGCGGGTGTATTGCCCTGCACCCAGTTACATCTACTTATTGATAGTTTTGAGGGTTTGCGTTTGCCTTTTCCAACAAACCAAACTTGGATGGCTTTCCCTCCGCAACAAGTCCCGCCGTTGTTCTCTCCCTGCCTTTGCCATTCGGAAAACCATAATTCCTCCGCTACTTTTCCATGAGTGCGAAGTGCCTCCAATTCTGTGGGCGTGTAAGCCTCTATTGTGCCGTTGTAAGTGTTGCAAGTTTTCATAATTCATACTCCACAAGTGTATTAAGTTGATAATCTCTAACTGCATAACCCATAATTGACGGGTCAATTTCTCTAATAGCTAAATGCTCCATATATAAATGAGCGTTTTCTTCATCCGTAAATTGTGCGATAGCCTCGCTTTTTCCTGCCTTGTTTCTATATACATAAAACATAATTACCCCCAAAAATGACGGATTGCGCTAAAAACATGATAAATAGCATAAAAGCCCGCTAACACTACTAAAATGCTTAGAATGGTCTCTTTTAAGTCTGTCATGATTTCTCCCTTAATAAACTTGATAAATAATGCTGTCGTCTGTTGTGCCTATCACTTGGGTGTGCTCTTCTAAATGCTCTAGCACTTGTGCAAAATGGTCGGCAATATCTCCGCTTATCTCAATATCATAAGATTGTGCTATTTCTTCGGGCGTCTCTTCTGAATAGTCGCAACATAAGCTGATTACATCTAGCTCAATCTCTTCTCCGGTGTCATCTTCATACTGCTCAAGATAATCAAATAATGCCCGCTTACCCTCATATGAGAATTGCTTTTCCCGTCCTGCATGAATAAAAGCGTCGATAAAATCATTAAAATAAACTGTCATTTTCATTTTTTGCTCCCAGTAATTAGTGAAAATAAAACCCATAAAACATAAAAGCCCGCAACAATAAGGGTAAACCCTAAGCCCTGTAATATCAGGCTAAGGGCGTCCCGTAAAAAATAATCTAGTGCGCTCATTTAAAAAGCTCCGTTTGCGAGATGTGAAATACTGTTCCGGATGTCGGGCGCACTTGTTCCTGCCCTGATTTATCGGTATATCTTATCCAGCTAGTAACTTTTACCCCAGTTTCCCCTTTTTTAACTTTGCGACCAAGGGCGTTCCATGCTGGAAGGGTCAAAACATTTTCGCGCGGTATTATCTCGCTGGATGGTATTCCCTTTGCCATCATCCCTCTATATATCGTGTCATAGTTAAGGGCGCTGGTGTTGCCCCTTGCCCTGCTCAGTGCCTCTAATTGGTATTCAGTTTTCATTTTGTCTAGTCCTCTGTTAAGTGTGTTTGACTGCTTACTGCACAAGTAGATTAAAGCCGTTTTACTATTAAATTATTGACCTAGGTCAAGAAAATGACAAATAGTTTTTCACAATGTGAGAAAGTTTTAATTCATTCCAAAATTAAAAGGGCGCATTTATTCCCTTATGGAATGGTTTATATACTGCTCTACTAGGTAATGAGATAAGAGGTAATACTGTATAGATAACCATCACTGTGCATTTATACAGTGCTTATGGTATAGTCTCTCTCATGTTCCGATTGTTTTTCCGTCATGTTTCTATTTATAAGTTATGAGATTACCTAAACTTACTAAAGCTCAGATAAAAGAGGCACTTGATAAAACCCCTATGTATGAATTGCTAAATGTCGATAAGGGCTCTATGACTGCTAAACAGTTTGCCTTTTGTGATGCGCTGGCAAGGGGTGAGACTAAAGCGGGAGCGTATCGCAAGGCATATAACACCAAGGCAAAACCCAACACAATCGCAAATAATGGATATAAGATGGCAAACCGTAACGATATCAAGACTATGACGGAGGCGATTAAGCTGGCGATTGAGTGGGAGAAACAGTATACAGCAGGACAAATAAGGTCTCTAGTGGCTCATAGGCTCACTGTGGAGGCTTTAGCGGAAGATAGTAATCCTTCTGTGAGGGTGAATGCTCTTAAAGCACTGGGGACTGTTGCGGGAGTGGATTCATTTATTCACCGCAGCGAGACCAAGGTCGTTAAAGATAGCGATAAGGCTAAAGATGAGCTCTTATCCATGCTTAAACAAGCCCTAAACGATAACGCTCGCACCATTGACCAATCAGATAGCGATATTGACGCCCTGATGAGAGAGATTGAGGGGGGCTTAGAGAATGCAGGAGGAGAGATAAGCGACCCCCACACACCCCTTTTAGCAGATGGGACTCCTGAGTCTATACTACATACTATTCCCGACACTCAATCACCATCCAAAAGTAAGGGTACCCCCTCTTCAATTTCCAAGGACGATAATGATGAGTCTAAATAGAAACACCCCCCGTCGTTGTTTTTTTACAACATAGGGTGGGGGGTATGCAAAAAATAGATAGTCTGGAGGCAATAGACTTTCACATAGAGTATCTAATGCTCAAGATGGAGGAGTTTGCCGCCCTATTAGCTTTCCTAGAGGAGCGCAGGAAAAATATGATTTTGGTGGAAAAAGGACGACAGGCGTCTGCAGAGATATTAACGGAAGCACTCATAGAGAGGATGAAAAAATGATAGAGACTATAGTAAAGCCCCAACCCCTAGATAATGATGTTGCCGTAGTCAAGATACTACAGCTTATGGGACAACTCTCTGTAGGAGATATTAAGTATGTTCTATCGGTGGCGTCTCAAATCTATGATGCCATCAACACGCCCGCGCAACATTGGGTGCTTGGGGAAAAAGGGGCGTCTGACCGTCATTGGGAATCACATCTATGAGGGATGTTGTCTATTCTATCATTGGAATGGTAGTAATCTATATCGCCCTATCTATACTCTTATGACAGAAAAACAACAATATATCTATACGATTATTGACTCTTGGTGGAACCGTTATGGGTTTGCGCCCTCGATTCAAAATATCATGGATATTACGGGGGATAAGTCTAAAGGCAATATCCATCGGATTATTGTCCGTCTGTGTGAATTGGGACACTGTAAGCGCCTACCCAATACGGCAAGGTCTGTACGCCCATCCTATATTAAGATGAAGCGCCCTAAATGAATCTGACGGAGTTAGTTAAAAAGCTAGACCCAGCGCAGCAAGCTGCCTTTATGGAGGCGGCGGAAGTGTACCTAAACTCAAAAAAGCGGGAAAAAGCCCAAACCGACTTTATGGCTTTTGTAAGGGAAATGTGGCCCGGCTTCATTAATGGCGCCCACCATAAGGTGATGGCGAAGAAGTTTGAGGAGATAGCGACTGGAAAGATTAAGCGTCTTATCATCAATATGCCTCCTCGTCACACAAAGTCTGAGTTCGCTAGTTATATGTTGCCTGCTTGGTTTCTTGGCAGGTACCCAAGCAAAAAGATTATTCAGTGTTCTAACACGGCTGAACTAGCCGTAGGCTTTGGACGAAAGGTACGTAACCTAGTAGGAAGTGAGCAATATGCCAAGATATTCCCAGATGTCACTCTTCGGTCAGATAGTAAAGCTGCTGGTCGTTGGTCCACTAATGCTAACGGCGAGTATTTTGCTATTGGTGTTGGCGGTACCGTTACAGGTAAGGGCGCAGATTTGCTCATTATTGACGACCCGCACTCTGAACAGGAAGCTGCGATTGCTTCCACGAATCCCGAAGTTTACGATAAAGTATACGAATGGTACTCCTCAGGTCCACGTCAGCGACTCCAGCCGGGAGGCTCGATTATCGTCGTGATGACCCGTTGGGCTAAGAAAGATTTAACGGGCAGGATTATTAAGTCTTCAATTGAAAAGGATGGGGATGTATGGGAGACCATAGACTTCCCAGCTATCCTGCCATCTGGTCGCGCCCTATGGCCCGAGTTCTGGGATATCAAAGAGTTAGAGGTTCTCAAGGAAGAACTACCGATTTCCAAGTGGCAGGCGCAGTATCAACAACAGCCGACCTCTGAAGAGGGCGCATTAGTAAAAAGAGAGTGGTGGCGCATCTGGGAGAATGATTATCCACCAATGTGTCAGTTTGTTATCCAGTCTTGGGATACGGCATTTACTAAGAATGAGCGTTCAGACTACTCAGCCTGCACAACTTGGGGTGTTTTTTATAAAGACGAGAATGAGAATGACCCCCATATTATTCTCTTGGACGCTTATAAGGCACGACTAGAGTTTCCAGAACTTAAAGAAAAAGCCTTTGATATGTACAAGGAATTCGCGCCCGATGCGTTTATCGTGGAAGGTAAGGCGTCTGGACTGCCTTTAATCGGCGAATTACGCCGCATGGGTATTCCTGTATCCGAGTTTACCCCAACACGTGGAAATGATAAAATCGCCAGATTAAACTCTGTAACAGATTTATTTGCGTCCGGCAAGGTTTGGGCGCCAGAAAAAAGATGGGCGGAAGAAGTAATCGAAGAGATGGCTTCCTTCCCTAATTCGGACCACGATGACTTAGTAGACTCCTCTACTCAAGCTTTAATCCGATTTAGGCAGGGCGGATTTGTTCGATTACCCAGTGACGAACCAGATGAACCGCAGTATTTTAAATCCAAGCGTAATGCGGGGTATTACTAATGCTAAACAATTATTATTGGTTGTTTGACGAGGTGTTGGATAAAAATTTTTGCAATTATGTAGTTAAGTCTACAGATTGGAATAGTACAGAATTGGCAAAGGTTGGGCAAGAAGGCGTAAATGAAGCAAAAAGGATTACCAAAATTGTATGGCAAGAAATCGGTAAACCAATTGGATGTGTAGCACAGCATTATGTTTGCACAGCAAATATGTTAGCAAAATGGAATTATGATTTGACAAATTTTGAAGATGTTCAAATGAGTAAATATATGGACCAAGGACACTACGACTGGCATATGGATACGTTTGAGCCGCAAAATGGAACACAAAGAAAGTTGTCTTGCAGCATTTTATTAAACGACCCAGCAGAATTTGAAGGCGGAAAGTTTGAATTTAATATTGATAATTCAAAAGAAATAGATTTAAAACAAGGCAGTATTTTGGTATTTCCATCATTTTTAAAACATCGGGTCACTCCAGTTACAAGCGGTACTCGATATTCAGCAGTTATTTGGGCGTATGGACCCACATTTAGATAAGGATTTAGTATGGCAATTGATAAAGCTCTCTACCAAGCACCCGAAGGCATTGATGCTTTGGCAGCCAAAGAAGTACCACTCGAGATTGAGGTGGTAAATCCAGAGGAAGTCACCATTGGAATGGATGGATTAGAGATTACTTTAACGCCAGACACTGAAAAAACAGATGATTTCTACGCTAACTTGGCAGAAGAAATTGATGACCGTGCCCTTGCAAGCATAGCCAGTGAGCTATTAGAAGGTTTTGAGGGCGATGTTGCTTCCAGAAAAGACTGGATTCAGACTTATGTGGACGGTTTAGAGCTATTAGGCTTAAAGATTGAGGAAAGAAGTGAGCCATGGGAAGGTGCTTGCGGTGTTTACCACCCATTACTCTCTGAAGCACTGGTTAAATTCCAAGCAGAAACCATGATGTCTATCTTTCCAGCAGCGGGTCCAGTAAAAACCCTAGTCATTGGCAAGGAAACTCCAGAGAAAAAAGCTGCGGCAGAGCGTGTTCAAGAAGATATGAACTACGAACTGACAGAAGTGATGCAAGAATACCGTCCAGAAACAGAAAGAATGCTGTGGGGCTTGGGTTTAGCGGGTAATGCGTTCAAAAAAGTCTATGAAGATGCACAATTAGGACGCCAAGTCTCTATGTACGTCCCAGCAGAAGACATGGTTGTGCCTTATGGCGCCTCTAGCCTAGAGTCTGCTGACCGTGTAACCCACGTCATGCGCAAAACTGAGAATGAAATGCGGGCATTACAGGTTTCAGGGTTCTATCGTGACATAGATTTGGGCGAGCCAGTCAATGTACTGGATGAAGTAGAGAAAAAGATTGCAGAAAAGCTAGGATTTAGAGCTACTTCTGATGACCGTTTCAAAGTTTTAGAGATGCACGTCAACCTAGACCTAGAAAGTTACGAGCATACAGACGAAAACGGAGAGCCAACAGGAATTGCCCTACCTTACATTGTCACAATTGAAAAAGGCAGCAACACCGTCTTATCAATTCGCAGAAATTGGGAACAAAATGACAAAAAACATCAAAAACAGCAACACTTCGTACACTATGGGTATATTCCCGGTTTTGGCTTTTACTGTTTTGGTCTTATCCATCTTATCGGTGCTTATGCTAAATCTGGTACTTCCCTTATCCGCCAACTTGTTGACGCAGGCTCCCTCGCAAACTTGCCGGGTGGCTTTAAGACCCGTGGCTTGCGTGTTAAAGGAGACGACACACCGATAGCACCGGGCGAATTCCGTGATGTGGATGTGCCGTCTGGAGTGATGCGTGACAACATCATGCCGCTCCCATACAAAGAGCCAAGCCAAGTATTAATGGCTTTGTTAAATCAAATCGTTGAGGAAGGACGTCGCTTTGCAAACACAGCAGACTTACAAATCTCAGATATGTCGGCAGCCGCACCTGTCGGA